AGATGTTAAAGCAAAAGGACAAATCTCCATGTGTTTATCCGGGTTTTCCATTTAGTTTTCCACCAATACCATTGCTGGCTAAAGGTCAATCCCATTGGCTGGTTCCTGCCGGACACACGAAGAGCGCCCATATCCTCTCCTTCTGAGCACCCTGATGTTGTCGGTGCTCACTTAAAATGGATGTGTGACTGAAAAACGGTAAACCGCCAGTCATCACACAGCCACTTGGGCTAAAATTCGATGTAATTGCCATCTGGTTCGGTATTCGAACCCAATGGTCCCGCCTCCAGGACCATAGTTGAGCGGGGAACTCCTAAAAGTCCCCCAAAAGAAAAATCATCTGCGACTGCTCGATACACTCGCATCTGTAACGTCGGGAGTACATTTGAGCCAAAGATCACGTACGGTAACGGTAACTGTCCATCGCGCTGGTTTTGCCAAAAATCGCCATTGTATTGTGGATACACGGCAGTCGACATGTGACCAGTACTGTAGTACGGAACCTCAAACTCAACACCCCCCTCAATGGTAACCACCGAAATGGCTTCCCACCCATTCGCTTCACGTGAATATGCACCCTTCACTCCAACCAAAGGTGTTCCCCCACCTGTGGAGTTAACATTAAACAATGGAGTGATACACTCATGTGGTCTCATTGGATTGGACTCGACAGCTATCGAAGCCAACACCGGGTGCTCTTCAGCTCGGGGATTCACCACGTCTATACTCGGCTTTACCGGATTAGGGTACGCCAAGAACACGGAAAATCCCTGCGCTGAGAAACACGATTGATCGAAACCCTCAATGGTTTGGGTGCTCTCAAACATAATGCGAAATCTCATGCCACCACGGAAAAATGCGTAATTTCCGTAGACAGCACTGTATGTGTCATTGTATTTTCTGGATAGATTTGTTGCTGCTGGATCGTCCAATTTGTATTCAAGTGGTGCTTCACTATAAACCAAATTTGATTTCGCGGCCCATGGTCTGATAATGTACCACTTTCCATCCGTTCCGGTCGAAGTCTGTGTAGGTTCTGCGGCCGCAAGCGGCAGAAAGTGACCCACAAGTTCAAATCGTTTAAGCAACTGTCTAAGGCTCGTGTGAACTTCGCCCTGACACATCGCGCCTGGTAATACATCAACT